GATGCCACACTGTAATGCAACTTATAAAACATCTATTGCATTTAAGAATTTTAGAGAGGGGAAGGGAGAGAGATTTCAATATCCATTTGGTAAGTTTGATACTGTAGATTGGTATTGTGATAATCCTGTACGTTTCTATGAGTTGAGAGCAAAGTATGGTAAAGAGTTATATCCACCAGAAGAATTTGCCCGATTTGCCAACAGGTCTACATGGTTGGCAGAAGAGTGTCGTATGGTTGATAAAGATATTCCAGGTTCTCTATGGGATGAGAGATTAGATAGAGCATATCATTTAGACGCAGAATTATTTGGACAGTATTTAAAAGAGCATCATTGCATTCCTAACGGTGTGCATCATCTAACTGGGGATGTTGGTAATGTAGTTAAGAGACCTGATGGTAGTATTCAATCTATTATTACTGATGATGGCACAGCCATTAGTGCTGATATGTTTATTGATTGCACAGGTTTTAAATCATTATTACTTGAGCAACATATGAATGTGCCTTTCGAGGATTTTCATCACAAATTATATAATGATGCAGCACTTGCAACACAGATTCCATATGTCGACAGAGAGAAACAGATGGAGACATATACTGATTGTGTTGGAATGAGTGCAGGGTGGATATGGAATATTCCACTATGGCATAGAGTAGGCACAGGTTATTGTTATAGTAGTAAGTATATCAATCAGTGTGAGGCAGAGGTAGAATTCAGAAAGTATCTTGCAGTTAGATATTCGCCCAAAATTGCCCACGAAGCAGAATTTAAACCTATTAAAATTAAACATGGTAAACATACACAGGGATGGGTCAAGAATGTTGTAGGTATTGGTTTATCATATGGATTTGTAGAGCCATTAGAATCAACTGGACTCATGACTACACATGAGAATATATTATTACTATCAGAATACTTAGAGAGAAGAGAAGGTGTTGTAACTAGATTTGACAGAGACAGTTACAACGGACAGGTTAACAATATGATTGAAGCAATGTCTAATTTTGTATCACTACACTATGCATTGTCATCAAGAGAAGATAATCAATATTGGAGAGACGTGACAGAAAACATAGATTATGTTAATATGGGTAAGCATCTATACAGTGAAGTAGATGCTATGGCAAACACATGGATGTTAATGAATAGTGTAGAAAATACATTTATCAAAGAACATGATGAGCAATCAGGTAGCATTTATATCTGTGCGGGTCAAGACTATATTCCATTTGGTAAAGCATCATATAAAGAAAAGGTTGGGATACATTCAAATCCATATGATGTCAAGGAAGCACACGAGCAGTATCAGAAAGACAGACAAGCAATGAAGGATTGGAGTCACAGACAACCAACTCATTATGAATACTTGAGGGATAACATTTACAATGTTTAATTTTAAAAAGAAAAATAAGTGGATTAGATTTTATTCACTAGATACTGGGGTTGCAGCTTTGCATCCAATATTTCCTGCTAAGAAATTAAGACGCAAATGGAGGAGTGAAGCACTCAAACGAGAACATGCAAAAGAAGAAAAGAAATGCCCTGCATTAAAAGCAAAAGCATTATGGGAAAGAATGCAAGATATGGATGCTACTGGTGCACCTGATGGTCTTTGGTCTCATGCTGCAACTTGCCCTGCATTAGACGGAGTTATGGACACTGGATATATTATCCCTGCCCCTGCTGATTTTATCATTCATATAGATGGTAGTGGTAATTTTGAGTGGAGGAGTGAGACATTATTCTATGGTGGTAGATATTTGACAGCACATATACCTGACCAGACAGAGGGTATGAGAAACCTTGTCAATCAGCAGAAAGATGTGCTAGACTATACTATAAAGATGGAATTACCTTGGCGTGTGCAAGCACACAAGGATATTGTCTTTATTCAACAAAATATAGCATATTGGGACGAGGAGAGATTCTCAGTGCCAAATGGTATTGTTGACCCACTATACTCATATGAGATTAATTTACAATTATTCTGGCATATGACAGAACCTGGCGATTATATCGTCAAGGCAGGCACACCACTGGTGCAATGGTTACCAGTCCACAGAGACGTACTTGCTAGTAAAGGAGTTGATGTGGTGATAGAAACAGCAAATGCTGACGATATCGATAACAATGATATTATGGAGTATAATCGTAGAAAGAATTTTACAGAGAATACTACATTATCAGGGAGGATTAAAACACAGAGCGATCTTCTCAAGCTAAATAAAAACATCGAGAGGTTTAATTAATGGCAAAAGAGCAAACTGTTACTGAGGTAAATTTGGCAGAACGTGCCAATATCAAAACTGAAGAAGAAAAGAGGGACACTGTGCAACCCATTACAGGGTTGATTACATTTGACCAACTCACTATGAATTTCTTACAACAACATCATGATACCTTAGAAGAGTATCACAAGTTGCAAGAAGCACTTGACAATATGCATTATACATCTACTATCACTAAGATTAGTCTAGAAGAATTGCAGGCAAAGAAAGACCAACTCAACAAATTGAGTGGAGCTATTGAAGCGTTAGCGTTGTATAAGAAGCACGTTGACCCTAATTGTACTGAAAGAGAATTCTCATTTGATGAAGAGACTTGATTTATTTACTACACCTGTCTGGATAACAGATGAGTGTGGTGTTGATAGAGATAAGATTATTAATTTCGTTAATGTTGTGAAGGCAGAAGACCCTAGAGGTCGAGAAGCATCTAACATGGGTGGTTGGCAATCATATGATTTTATACCACCAGTAATGAAAAATAATGCACTAAGTGAGTTGCATGATAGAATTATGCAACAAGCATATGCGTGTGCAGATGAGTTTGGTTTCAAAGAATATACTCTACATATGTTAAACTTATGGATTAACATAAACAAGAAAGGAGACTCAAACGTCACACATACACACCCAGGTAGCATATTCTCAGGAGTATATTACTTAAGTTTGCCCGATTGTTGCTATGGTAATTTTACCTTACAACGTAGTCCACTTGACCAACACTTAAGAGAATCATGGGGGTGTAGTGAAAACTTTGATAGGTTTAACGAGAATATAATGGATGAGTATGACATCTATCCTGAGGAGGATAGGTTAGTTATATTCCCCTCGTGGATACCACACAGAGTGAGTGCTAACACAGGAGACGGAGAAAGAATATCTATTTCATTTAACATTATAGCATACAGTAATTATTATCATGAAATTTATCCGAAGGGAAGGAATAATCCAACCCACTTATCTCTCTAGACTATACGATTTAACGTCAGGTATGAATTCCTTTCCATGGTTTTTCCTGTCTGAAGATATATCATACCCAGTAGAAGCAGTTGAATATGCAATGTCAGATAAAAACTTGAGACAGCATAATGATAAACGTAGTGTAGGATTTACTCATTTACTCTTAGATCAGGACATGGTAGAGTCGCCATTTCTACCCACATTCCAAGCACTCTTAGATAATATTAGTGATGAGTTGGGTGGTGTCAGATTCTTTCGAGCTAGGTTAGCATTGCAATTAAATAATGGTAAAAAATGCCCAAATTTGCCCCATACGGATCACGAAGAAGACCACTGTAGTGCATTATTTTATCTACATGATTCATCAGGAGACACAGTATTTTATAATGAGTATGATGACCCTAACGATGGCACTATTGATGAAAGATGGCATAAAGCAAAGACACAGAAATATACTGAATGTATGAGACAGACACCAAAAGCAAATACATTGTTTGCATTTGATGGTCACCAGTTTCATGCATCATCAAATCCAACTGATAATGAATTTCGTATCATTCTCAACCTAAACTTCCACGCTAACGATGATATTTTTGGATAAAGACTGGGAGATTGATGACACACCACAATACTTCCCTAATGCTATTGAGGAAGTAAATGATTGGTGTAGTTGGAGAGACGTGGAGCAGTGCATCAACAACCCACAGTTTTATGAATTAGAATTTATAAAGAATGGTGAGAAGTTAAATTTGCCAGTATCACCTCGTATCTGGTCACAACCACACATCAATAAGGAAGATTGTTATAAATTATTTCAAGATGAATGTGGTATGATAATTAATAACTTTCAATTCATAAGTAAAAAGAAACAGGAGTTGTTAGGTGGGATAGAGAGACAGTTTACAGTTGATGCAGCAATGCACGTTTATTGTGGTATAGGTGGACATGGGTCATTTAATATACATGAAGATTATGCACATAACTTTATCATTCAAGTAGAAGGAGAGACAGATTGGACAGTATATAATAATAGAGCATCATATCTAGTGCCTAAGTATGAAGGTAATATTGATGAGAAGAAATTAAATGTTGCTATTGATGTTACTATGAAATCAGGAGACGTTTTGTATATCCCTGCGAGGACATATCACAGAGCAAAACCAAAAGGGCAGAGACTATCTGTTAGCATACCAATGGCATCTATCATGTATGACACTCAACTGATAGGAGAGGACAGGAGGTGGTATGAAATCAATTAATCCCACACCATATATTTTTAAAGATACATTTGATTTTAAATTTGATACATTCAAATCTAAAGTTGATGAGTATATTGATGAAGCATCACAGTATGATGAGGAGACACCAGAAAGAGGTGGTGGTATATCAACTGTGGTTATCAGTAAGAAGTATCCACCACATTCATGGGAAGAAATGCAACCATTCTTAGAGTGGATGTACCCTAGAGTCAATGAGATATGGGATATATGGGATTGTAAACCTATGGAGAAATACCTATCAGATTCATGGGTAAATAAACACCCAAAAAATGCCCATACTTGCCCGCATCATCATCAAAATGTCACAGTTGCAGTTGCTTGTTATCTAAATGCACCACCTAATAGTGGTAACTTATTAATTAAGACACCACTCGAAGTCCATAAGTATAGCGAACCTTTATTACATGACTATTATGATATGGAAAGAGACTGGAAAACTATAGAAGTAAATACTAATGACGTTTTGTTTTTTCCTGGGTGGTTAACACACAAAACAGGAGTCAACAAGGTAGATGAGGACAGGTATGTCGTCTCTTTAAATATCATGGGAGTTTATACAAGATGAGTTATTACACACACAACAAATTAAATGTATATGATACTAATTTAATTAGTGAAGAGTTATTTGAAGAGGTTGTTATGTTACCTTATCAGTTTACGAGGACTGATAATGTGCCAACAAGAGAAAATCCTAACTTAGAGTTAGAGGGTATGTATTGGACACATCAATTCTATAATTTTACACCCATTGATGACCCTGATTATTTTCAAAATCCTGGGATACAAGGTAGTGATAATAAATTATACTTAGATGTATTAACTTATCTAGAAACAAAGATACCAAATCTACCACCACGAGAGCATTTATACTCGTCTTATGTTAATGTTTTAAAGTATGGAAATTCCCCAGGAATTCATGTAGATGCACCTTACTTTGTAGAAGAGAATAGGACAATATTAGTATATCTTAACCCAGTATGGAATCCACAATGGGGTGGAGAAACAATATTCTTTGATGACGATTTAGACTGTAGGAAAGCAATACAACCAAGAGCAGGGAGAGTTGTAGTTTTTGATGGTAGAATCCCACACACAGGAAGGACATCAACTATTAAATTTCTATATAATAGGTATGTGTTGGCATATAAGTATATGACACCCGAGACCAGACAAAAATTATTCACAGACCACGAAATGAATAATATGCCACCAGTTATGGATAATGGCATTGCAGGTTTTAATCCCAACACAGTTAAAACAATATGGGAGAAAATGTGATATGTTAAATAGTAAAGACTATGAATCATTCATAGAATCTCATGCGGAGTCAGTTATGTTTACATTAAAATCTCAACTTCTTTCATCAGAGGAGAAAGACCTTATCAAGAAGGCATTATTCTTATTTCAAAAGGATACATACGAGCATATTGGTAAATTATCTGAAGCACAACGTGTTATAATAGGAGAGATTGCAGATAAATTAAATCTTAGATGACCATACCTATTTTCTTATCAGAGGCAATTCCGTTGGAAATTAGAAACATTTTAAAATCTCTAGAGATTGGTATGCCTGTTAGGTTTAGAAGTGACGAGGGGTTAATTAGTTTTATATGCAATGATTACATAACAATATGTGTTAGAAAAATACCTGACGAGACATATAGAAATAAAGAGAGAGAAGTAAATATAATATGTCGTCAACAAGATTGGGACGAATTAGAAATAGAAGATACACACTTCCAAAATAAAAAGAATTATCGTGGAAAAACCAATGACCACCCAGGAAATGAGTATTTACCACCTATGAATAAGAGATAGGACAGTTGACAAAGTGTCACACAACCCTACACACAGCATGAAATATGATGTATCTTTATATCAGATAGATTTATTATCATGAATTTAAAATTTGACGAAGAGCAAAAAAGATTTATTGAAAACTACTCAGAAGAGCAGTTTGTAGAGTTTTATCCAACATATCTTAAACTTGTCAACAAATATAGCACAGAGTTAGTTGACTTGTTTATTGATGAATTCGATTGTGACCCATCATACCTTTTAAAATTTGAAGATATGTATGAAGGTCAGTTTGAAACAGGACAAGATTTCGCATGGCATTGGGTCAATGAAATATGCGAAGAGACAAAAAATATCCCTAGTTGGGTAACCATTGACTATGAGGATATATGGGTCAATAAATTAAAAGGAGATTATGAGGAGATTGATTGTTATGGCGAAAGCACTTTTGGTCACATCTTCAATAGAAAAGACTTTCCCAAGTATGACGATTAATCAACTGTCACACACCCTTACACACAGCGTAAAAAGTTGTGTATAATATTAATATAATCACACAGAAACATGACTATTAATTCAATAGCAAAAACAAATACAGATACACAGGCAAAGATTGTTAGAGACTTAGAGAAACTAACAACATGGACTATTATCGAAACAAACAAGTATCTTGAGACATTTGAAATCTATGGTAAGACACTACAAGATTACAAAGATACTATGAATACAGCAGACTTCACTAAGTTTTTCCAGTATATTGTCAATGATGTTATTGAAGCAGGCATTGAGAAACTAGGTATCAATGGTGTTAGAGAAGAGGTATCAGGTTATGACTACAAGTTTCATGACACACCAGTTGAGTTTAAACTCATGGGTGGAGAGAGCAAATCATCATTTGCTACTGGTAACAAGACTTCTCACTTCGGTGGTGCAAAGACTAACTTAGTATGGTCAATCAAATATACTTTCAATAACAATAAAATTGATAGTTTCGGTATGGTTGTTATCGATACTGACCTAACAGAGTCAAACGTATGGAAGTCATCATCAGGTAGGAAGGATTCATTCTCTACTCTAGAGTTACTCAATGATGAGGAAGGTTGCATATTATCTCAATATGGTAAAATCAAGAAGGCAGTTAAGAAACTACACTTCTTACCTCTACCAACTGATATACTGGTTGCATACTACAAGTAATTGTGGTATAATTCAGAGGTTACAACAGTTTATGGAATTGAATAAAACCTATAATATGAATTGCATTGAGGGGTTAAATCAACTCAATGCAAATTCTGTTGACTTATGTATTACAAGTCCACCCTATGATGATATGAGGACTTACAACGATAGTAGTAAGTGGGATTTTAATGTATTCAAAGATGTTGCACAGGCATTGACAAGAGTATTAAAAGATGGTGGTGTCATCATGTGGAATGTGGGAGACGCTACGATAGATGGTAGCGAGAGCGGTAGTAGTTTTAGACAGGCATTATATTTTAAAGATGAGTGTGGTTTAAGATTACATGACACTATGATATATGAAAAGACAGGCATAGCATTCGCTAGTGGGTCGAAGTCTGTTAGATATAGTCAGGCATTTGAATATTGCTTTATACTATCTAAGGGGAGACCAAAAACTGTTAATATTATTATGGATAAACCTAACAAGTGGGCAGGGTCAACATCATGGGGTAAAGCAAGAAGTAGAGGAAAAGACGGAGAGTTAATTATTAGAGAGAATAAAACTAATCCTATCAAGGAATTCGGAGCAAGAAATAATATATGGAGAATTAAGAATTGTGGAGGATTTGGACAGACTAACAAGAATTCATATAAACACCCTGCAACAATGCCTGAGGAGTTGGCACGAGGTCACATACAGACATGGAGCAATGAGGGAGACGTAGTTGTTGACCCATTTATGGGTAGTGGCACAACAGCACAAATAAGTATAGAAGAGAAGAGAGATTTTATAGGATTTGAGATTGACCCTACCTATCATAAAATGTGTGAGGATAGGGTTAGACCACTACAAGATAATCTATTGACACGATTATGTTAAGACAAAAATGTAGAGTCATACCCAAGAGTGACAAAGCAAAATACACCTATGCTACATATTTAAACAGCAATTCTATTTGTCACATAGAGCATAAAAGAAGTCATAGGTGGTTTTTAAGTGCTATTCATAACCCAGACTATTGGTTTTGGGTAGATGTGCCAACAGATGAAAATTGGGATTATCAGGAGATTACATCATGAGAAATGGAGCAGATTTAGATTCATTAGATAGATGGATTGATGAGAGAGAATACAGGAATAGAAGTATTAAATCACAACAGCAACAACGATTTACTTGTTGGCATTGTGGTAGTGAGTTAGTATGGGGTGGAGACCACGATTTAGAGCAAGACGATTATGACATTGTGTCTAATTTTTCATGTATGAATTGTGCGACATTTGTAGAGGTGTATCACAAATGTCAGTAGGAGACGAAGCAGAGAAGAAAGCAAAAGAATTGCTAGACAAATTACACAAATATAATAATAGTATCTTAGGGAGTGATAACCTAGAGGAGTCTATTATTGATAGAGTCAATTCAGCAAAAGAATTAAAAGATATACTGGACAAAGCAAGAGAGCAACAACTCAAAGCGAAACAGGATTATCTAAACAATGAAACTTAGAGGTATGGATTACAGAATAGTTGATGACTATTTTCCTGAGTGGATAGTTAGTCAGGTGTCAGAGTATTTTGAAAACTTCCCAGTATCATATAGTAACAGCAGTAAACTAACATATGGCGAGGGGAGTAGATTCTTTGGCAATATGTTAATGACAAATGATGAGTGGACAATTCCACCAGAGTTGCAATCATGGTTTATTCCCTATCTTACTGGTAGCATAGTAAATGATATATGTAAAGACAAAGCAACAAATGTGCATAGAGTATTAGTCAATGGACAAGTTAAGGGGCAAGATGGAGTGCAACACAGAGATTGTGATTCTAGAGACGAGAAAATGCTATCAGTAATATATCATGCTCATGGTAGTAGTGGAGACACAGTTGTAGGACATGATAGAATACCATTTAAAGAAGGGAGACTCGTTATATTTGATTCATACGAGGAGCATAGAGGGGAAGCACCAGATGAAGGATATAGAGTTAGTCTAGGTATGATGTTTAGTTGTTTAGATGAGTTTCATGTACCAGGTAACTAACTGTCACATTGATTTGCCACATGATGCTATTTGTGTTATTATATTAATGGGGAAACAAACCCACTTGACATAAGACTTTCAAGGTAGCGGACACCATTACTGAGTTAGTACTTCCTTTGAGAAGTGAAGCACCTCTTGACCTGTATTGCATACGCTTTTAAATAGAACTTAAGCAGTTGAGTCGGTTTTGTTTCCTCTCGTCAATCAAATTTACTAAATATTATGACAACAATACCACAATACGATTTTCCACATAGTCCAATACTATTAATAGGTTTTGGTGGTATTCTTTTTACGCTAGTATTATTATATTTCACAAATAGAGCGTATTTTAATAGTCCACTTAATAGGGATAGACCTAATGGTAAAGCATAACACACCTGATGTAGTTTGTATGAGAGTCGAGAGAGTTTCAAATATAATTACACAGTTACAGAAAGCAATGGATATGGGAGAGAAAGCAACACCAAATGATATTGGTTGTCAATCCCTGCAATTTGCAACTAATTACACTAATCAAGTATTATTAGATGTCATTGCTGATTTAAAGAGAGATTTAGATATGCACGAATTAACATTTAAAGATTATCAATACGATTTATGAAACCTTATTTACTATACATTTTTATAGGTCTCGTTTTTCTTAGTCTCATTCGTGGGTCACTTAAGATTGATAGGAATGAAAGAAATCAGAGATTATCTGATGAATTATGTAAAATTGACACAGACTATTGTATCAAGTAACCAATTTGAAAACTGTCACAACCTCTAGTGCGTAACAACGTATTAGAGGTTATTATATTATTAGTTAAAGTTTATTAATGCCAATTAGGTTGAGACCACATCAAGAGACCGCATTGAAGTCAATGCAGTTATCTCATCATGGTCAGATTATTGTGCCTACAGGTGGCGGTAAAACTTTCATAATGATACAGCACGCTAAAGAGTTGTTAAAAGGACAATTCAAAACTGTTGTTGTAGTCGCCCCTCGTATTCTACTAGCAAATCAGTTATCTAATGATTTTCTAGAGCATATTGATAATGTTGATGTCTTACACGTCCATAGTGGAGAGACACATCATACTAGCACAACTAAAACTGACGAGATTGAAGAGTGGCACTTAGGAAGTGTCAAGAATCAAATCATTTTCACAACATATCATTCATTGCATAAAATCACATCTAGTCCTAGTATTGAGGTTAGTGTAATGTATTGTGATGAAGCACATAATAGTTGCAGTAAGCAATTCTTTGATGCAGTAAAAGATATGACTATGATATGTGAGAGAAAGTATTTTTTCACAGCAACACCTAAAATATCATATAAGCATGAAAGAGGTATGAATAACCATAAGGTTTTCGGTCATGTAATTGAGAGTGTGCCTGCACCTACTCTTATTGACAATGGTAGCATCATACCACCTACTATAGTGCCATTCACAACATCACATGATGTTGACAAGAAGAATAGACATCTAGTCCACAGCGATACAGTAACTGATATTCTTGATGACCTAGACATTGAGTCATCATCTAAAGTATTAGTTGCAGTTCCTAGTAGCAATATACTTAGAAATATGCTAGTAGAGACAGATATATTGCCCCAACTTGCCGAGCGTGGGTATAACATATTACACATAACAAGTAAGTTAGGAGCATATGTCAATCACACTAAAGTGAATAGAGAGAAATTCTTTGATACTCTTACATCATGGGGTAAAGACCCACTCAAGAAATTTGTTATCTTTCATTATAGTATATTATCTGAAGGTATCAATGTGAGTGGATTAACCCATTGTATTCTATTGAGAAATCAGAGTGTAGTATCAATGGCACAAACAGTTGGTAGAGTGATTAGATTACACCCTGATGATGCTACTGACATTGCTAATGGTGTTATACCTCGTGGACAGTTGCAACTATATCGTAAACCAACTGGTTATGTAACTATACCTATTCATAAGAATCATGGCAAGAGGACTCTAACCAGATTACAAAGAGTTGTAGATGAGATATTCATTCAAGGTATCCCTGCAACCGCTTATGTGGGATAAATGTGTGACACTTGTATTAGTGTCACATTATTCTACACGTTGCATCAAAAATGATGTATATTAAATATATCAGGTTAATGCTTACATTCACAAGTGCTAAGGGATACCTTTAACCTGATAATCATTTTATAGGACAATTCAATGCCACGAATTAATCTAACAATAGAGGAGCATATGTCACTCACTCAATTATTATCACACCCTAAAACAGACAAATATAGGAGTGATAGATTTGACACAGATACTTTTGACTCAATGGTAGATAAAGTATTTGATGCAGTTAACAATTTAACACTAGAGGACTTTTAATCATGGCATATTGTGACGTATGTGGTAATTTTGATGATGAGCATACTGATGGCGAACCATCTATTAAAGCATTACCAGATTATCAACCAGAATTATATTATTATTGGGACGGAGATTTTTGTGAAGAGGATTACAACTGGAGACGTAAATTTCCTAAAGTTGATTGTATGTGCGAAATCTGTTTTGACATAGCAAACAAAGAATCTAAAATCGATTGGGTTGATGGAGACCCATTTAGAGCAGGAATCAAAACGGAGCATGGAGGTAAGTGGTCTTAATGTGACAGTTGAATTAGTGTCACATCATTTTACCAGTAGCATCAAAACTACACTATAATAATAATATAAACAAACGAGGATTTTATGTCATCACTACATCACGAAACATTACTCGAAACTTGTTATGATGAGTCATGGGAAGATTATCGTAAAGAGCATAATCTAACTGATGACCAGTTATATGCACTCGAGCAAAACTCTCAGTATGGTTACTTACCAGTAATTGCAGAGGAAGCAACAAGAAGATTTGAGGAGTTATGTCAATGAATACTTCAGATTTATTATGTGACCTCTATGATATTAGAGAAATGGGTAAACTATGCGGTTTTGGTAAGTTACCTAAAGATAACGAAGGCACATCATTTACTATTGATGAAGTCCTAGAAAATGCAATTCAATTACTAGAGGAGTCTATCTAAATGACGTTATCAAGAAATCAAATTGATATTATTCTATTAGCACTTGACAATTCAGTTAAGTATGCTGACTCAGAATATATTGAAGCAGTTAACTCTATTATAGAAGAATTATCAATTACTAGGGAGTTAGCAGTATGAATAAATTTGAAATAACATTTGATGAGCAATATCAACTCATTAAATTATATGATTTACTTAGAGATACTGGTATGATAGATGACCTACCTAAGGAAATCGAAACATTCTTTGACAAATTAATGGATTAATTATTATGAAAAAAGTATCACTCAAATTTATTGTTGACCAACTTGCAGAATTAGGTTGGGATTATTCATGTGGACGTATGTCTAGGTCAGGCATGGAAATTTATGATGGTATCATGAGACACGTTGGTGTCATAAAACCATACGAGCATTGGAATGAAGATTGCTATGCTGACTCAAATGGAGATTGGTAGTCATGTTTACTAAAGAAGAATTATTCTATATTGTTGATTGTCTTGACCAAGACTATTACAACATTAAAGACATTGAAGACTTAGAGTTACAACGAGCAGAATTATCCAAAAATGCCCGCATATGCTCTATATTGCACGATTTAATTGATAAAGAAGTAGCAAAAGAAGAAAAGATAAAGAAGGCACAAAGTAAGCAACCAACTATGGAGTGGTAACTATGGAGCAACTAGCAGTATGGTTAACAACTGATGAAATCATTGAAATTACTGATTCAATTCAATGGATAGCAGAAGACACAGATAAAGAAGTCCAAGAGAATAATAAAGACTTAATTAACGCTTATCACAAACTAACAAAACAACTCAAAGATTATCATGAAGCAAGAGCAGAATTCATTAACAAGTCAACAACTAAGTGAATTAAGAGAATTATTTGTTGATAGATATGTTGACAATATGTCAACTAAAGACTTAGTTGAATATGTATATAATGATATGACCCAGTATGTTGAGAGTCAATCTGATGAAGCATTTATCAATGATTGTAAGGACTACTGGGAAGATGATTATGACACAATTCTGGAAGAAGTCAACGAGATATGTGACAGTTTAAATAGTGCCACATAATGCTACACATAGCGTAAAATCATTGCTATTATAATAATATAAATCACTCACACATTATGATTTACAGCGATTCACTAGATTTCTTATGTGACATTTACGAAGTCTATCTAACAGAAAACTCACTTCCTAAAATAAGTGCTGATGAGCAAGATTTATCAGCAATGACAGTTGAGCAAGGGGAGTGGATTACAAATTTTTCAAATCTATGGGAGAAAGTCCAAAATGCCTAACAATGACCCAAAAGTTAAAATTTTAGAAGTCAAGGACAATTCTTTTGACATCTATGAATTACTATCTCGAAGAGATAGAGCAACGATTAATGAAATAATACTTGAAACAATAGCATCAAAAGGATATGATGTAAATGACTTTGATTATGATTTACGAGGTTATGTATTATGAGGACTTATATATTTAAAGACTATCTTGCAATGGATAATGGCAAGTTTTTACCACTTCAGACAATAGAGAGCGAAGAATTCGGTAGGCACTTTTTTATCGATATTGCATTTGAATTTATATCCGCCCCTAGTCTCAAATCTGGTGGTTATGATGAGTCGCAACTTGACTATGTTGGCAACTGGACAGACTTAGAAGGTGTTAACCTAAGTGAGTTATTTGACATTAACAGACAACTATGTTGGAAGCAATGGCAAGAAGATAAAGACAAAGCACATTCTGATATGTGTGAATATATGGAAGCAGTTGAAAATGGAGAAATTGAATACCTATGAGTAAAATTGCAACCGCTTTTGTGACAGTTATATTAGTGTCACATACTTTCACACATAGCATAAATTTACCACTATACTATTAATATAGACATTAAGGAATTATGACACCTCTTTCAATTCTAACAGCACATAGGCAACTAGATGACTTCGTTAACTATGTTGATTCATTCTATGGTCAGAATGACCCATTATATCCACTATACTACGAGGGTCAACCACTAACTAAGGAAGATATTAGACACGCTTCAATAGTATATCTCGACAGGTGTCAATCTGAAGATTTTGAAAATTGCACATGGGGAGACGGAGATTCATTAGACAGAGAGAGAGTAAGGGATATTTTGACAGATAAGTTTAATTATTCTTATTCCGTATTAACATCATTCAACAAAGGTAACTGGGCATGAAAAACGTAATTATTGAAGAATTCACAAGAGAAGAGTATCAACTCTTATATGACTCATTTAAAAATTATAGAGTTTACATGAGTGACGAGCAAGAAGTCTTAAGCGAGAAAATTCTTGATAAAGTCTTTTATCCATCTTTCGATAAGGAGAAAAATACAAATGTGTAACAGACAATACCACACAGTTAACCAAATTGGTGTAGGGGATAATGTAGAATATAAAAAGTCATTTTGGCAAGTGATAATAAACTACATATCAGGCGAGACAGATAAGACAGGATACACACCTCTATTCAATCGCACGATTCTCATTGATGAGACAGGCAAAAGAGTAACGTGTCACAATTACAAACAACTTAGGAGACTTGACTAAATGAAGTGGCAACAGCATATAGAGTTAGATGGATACATTAACCTATGGGAAGTAATCCCAGAGGATAAACATTCAAAACTTGCTAACCTAATTTGGGAAGCACTTGATGATGAGGGAATTACATTAACACAAGATGCAGAATTAAGCATTAGGGTGTATGACAGTTATAATAGTGTCACACACTTTGACCAGTAGCATGAAATCTGGTGTATTATAATAATATACGAAATTAATTAATCATCATGGATTGTTACCAAGAGAGAATCATCAAAGCAATTAACCACAGAGAAAGTTGCAGTTTAAGAAACAACACTATGATGCATAACTCACATCATACAGGCAACGATTTCACTAGCAAGTTATTTGTTAATGATGTAGAGATAGCAACAATTTTCTATACTCATGCATGGGATGATCCAAGCAGAAATACACATGGTGGCACATTACTTTATAATGACTTTGACCACTCAGGCAAAGGCGATTATGCATATATTAGAGCGATAGAAAACGATACATGGGAGATAGACGAAATTTCATTCAATGAGACAGCAATAGCAAGAGTTTTAGGAAGCAATGCAGTAAGATACCGCAATTTTCTAACTAAGCACTATGTTGAGCAAAATGTCAAGATAGAAAACGTAAGATATGTGACAGTTTAATTACTGGCACATACTTTCCCCAGTAGCATGAAAACTGGACTATAATAAGAGTAATCACACAGAGAAACTATCATGAAAAAAGGTTTAAACATTGAGGTCACATCAGGACAATACGAATTCCTCTATGACCTCGTAATGATGGCATATGAGTTAGACGTCCCCGAGCAAAAAGGTTGGGATATGCAAACTTTCGATAATCTTGTTGATAATGTTTGCAATGCTAAAGAGACATATCTCTCAAACACAGTAAGGGGAATATAAGAAAATGCAAGATTACGAATTCATTTTTGAAGACCTAGTTTCACAACTCAAGGAAGCAGGATTTGAAATTAATCAAAATGCTCTAGACGTATGCAATATTAGGGCAACTCAAATAGCATGGTCTCAATATAGAGAGATAGCAAACCAAGTTTATCAAGGAGCGTGACACTTACCAAAGTGTCACACACTTTCCCCAGTAGCATTAAAACTACACTATAATAAGAGTAATTAAACAAACAACATGAAAAAAGTCAATCCAAACAAAACTTATAACGTGACTTTCGTTAAGGGGAGACCAAGCACTTTGATAAAAGGAAGAGTAATAAACAACTGTATTGAAAAGGCATGGAGCGATTTGTATTTTGGTGTTGATGTAGCAACTATAGACCAAGATGAAGCACAGGCAAAAATGGAAGTTGCTACACTAGAGCATATCTACAGATATGTGCAAAAAAACCTATAGTGTGACAGTTGAATTAGTGGCACACACACCCACCAGTAGCATTAAAAACCTACTATAATATAAACATAAGCAACAAACAGGAGTTTTCCAAAATGCGTAAAATCGAAAGACAAATGAATTCAGCAATCAGAAACGGAGTTAACTTCACTTCCTCTAACACAGCAGTTAGACATGGTTTCGAGGGCGAAGCAGATGTTTATTTACATGGAAATCACATTGCAACAGTTAAAAGCAATTCAATCATAATCAAAGATGGCGGTTGGCAATCCAATACAACTAAATCACGCTTAAACGCTCTACTTTATGAATTCTCATATGGCATGAGAGTTTTTCAGAAGAATTTTGAGTGGTTTGTAGGATACAAAAACGTATCAGAAGATTTCGTAAGCGGTATGGAGTTAGCGATAGACTAATTCCCCATATCCTCGCATACGAGACGCCAAATTTTTTATATAGGCATTACTCTTAATTATACCACGCAAAGGGGTTAGGATAGAGTATATAAGACCTAAAAAGGGTTAATTAGGTCACTATTATTATTAAAGGTAGATAACGCAACTCGCCACCACTCTACCGCCCATTTTCTAACTTTCTAAACAGCATGGAAACAGCAAACCAACTTCCCCAAAAACTCGCAAGTCTTTTAGATTTGTATGATAGCGGAAGACTACCCGCAGACCTCGAAATTGAAATGTGTCAGTTTCTAATAGACACCGATTTATGCGAGGTATTTACACAGTATCAACAACTATGCGATAGGTTTATACTGGAAGGAATGTGTTACGAGGTAGGATAAATAAATGTTAAAATAAATATAGTTGTGAGTCGTATAAGTCTCGCAGTTGTTGTTGTCTTAGAGCGTAACACAGGGACATTTTTTTGTCAAGCATATGACAGGATTCTCACACAACCCTTGCTATGCCTTGCTTTGCCCTCTATTTGCCTTTTATTTGCCCTTACTTGCTTTGCTTCATTATGACAGTAAACACAGTTAACACAGCAATAAGACATACAACACACGGAATAAAACTGTAAGGGAGTTTTAACCACAGTATAAGCAATATAGGAGAGAATTCCGCACTAATACGGATATACTACCGCATTCCTATTATACAGCACTATGCACACCAAAATTAAACTGTTGACACTTCCCCCAGTTGATGTTATAATATACAGTAAAGGGAGGAAATTCTTTTGGAGATTTAACTACACAGGCATGGAGACACATGGGGCATTTAAGTCCTATACTCTAGCACTACAGGACGCAAGACACCATAGCACACAGCAGTAGGGAGAGCAACCACTGATGTGACAGTTATGCAAGTGGCACAGTATGGGCAGTATTTGCAGTTATTTCGTGCTATTATTGTTATATTATGCCCCTAATATTAAAAACGCTTACTTCCCTAACCTACAAAAGTATCCCAAAGCGAGACTTTTATTCTATGCATATTAAAAAAATTTTCCAATATAAAAACAGTCCCCAGACCTTTTCATGAATCCTATTGACACTAACCGTATAGCAAATGCCCTTGAGCGTATTGCACAAGCATTAGAGCATTTAAACATAGAGCATATACAAGAGATAGACCATAATCATGTAGAAGGAGACATTAACAATCATCCAAAGCAATGGTAAGTGATAGAGATAAACAGTATCTAGACCTGAGAGAAACATATGCACACCTCTTAGGTAAAAGATGGACAGGTAACCGATTGTTTGGTTGTTATGAGATTATAAGAGATTATTATAGAGAGTTTCTTGGCAGAGAGTTAATAGATTTTAATGCACGTAAGGTATATGCTTTCACTGATGATGCTATTAATGAGGAAGATGGTAAGTGGGTATATCGTAAAGATTGGGGATTAGATGATGGTGGAGTAGACTTTACAACACTAGAAAAGAATGATATACTATTGTTTAGACTATACACTAACCCTCTAGGTGGTGGTTATAGTGCACCTAAGGGTAGAGCACCTAATCATGGTGGTGTATACTTGGGTGATGGGTTTATGCTTCACCATCCTTATAATGGATTGAGTGAGATAGAAGACCTATATGACAGTGGTGTGCAAGCATATCAAATTAGTTGTGTAGGTGCAATTCGTGGAAATACTACATAAGGTGTAATGACTTTAAGTAGTATGAAACGATATACCCTTGATATTCTTGAGGATGATGACTTTAATGCCTATGTCAAGCTTCCTGATGAATTGTTAAGGGAGACTGGATGGATGGCAGGAGATGTGCTAGAATATGAAGAAGACCTAGATGGAAACATTATCTTAAGACGCTCAACATGAAACACGAAGTAAGACTATTTGTAGCAGGACAAGTATTCGTAGAAGAAGTCCGTGCTCGTAACTATGACGAGGCAAGAGAAGTAGCTCTAGCCAGAAACCCTAATGCAACTGTTTTAGGTGTAACTGCAGTATTCTAAAAAAATCGCGATGGAAAAAAATGGCGTCCCCGAGTTTGAGAGTGAGATGGAGGCTGTTGCTTGGTCTTTTAAACAACTGAGCGAAGCAGTGAAAAATTTAGCGTCTCGCATTGCGGTGCTCGAGACTGCTTTCAATAAGTTACCCCCACCTGGGGCGGATATGGTAAAGTATAAGATACCTGGGAATGACGACTATAGTAATCTTAAGGAGTTGTTTGATAATCTATATGAGAGACTAAATAAGTTGGAAGAGGACTCTGCAATAAATGGCAGCATTCATAGAGGAGACAGGTAGAAGTTTTCCTAATCCAATAGGAGGGTCAACATATAAGCAAACGTTTAAACGTCCTGCTAGTGGTAAGTATCGTTCTAATGGCAACCATAGCGGACCTGGTACAGACTATCAGATAACCTTTCAGAATAGTGGTGCGGGTAGTAATCCATTAGGTAGTGATATAGTCCATTACATAGGAGCGACTAGGACAGTCTCTGGTGGAGATGGAGGTAGACAGGGTATATACAGATTCTGGCGTCCTACTAAGGCAGACCACCACTACAGTGATGAGCCAGGCTTAGTAAGAGAAAACTTTGGTAATGAGAATGAAAACTGGGAGCAAGTAGCACAGGGATATAACGCTGAGCCTCGTAATGGTAAACCTGTCTTCTGGGTAATGAGGAAACAGGTGGGTAATAGTCAACCACTTAAGTTATATTACTCTTACTGGCCTGATGATACTATGCTTACAGTGGGTAGTAGCACTCCGTCAGCAGTAGGAGAAGGTAGAGACCAATATAAACTGATAAGGACAATAGGATATGTGTTTACTAGCGAGTCAGATGCTAACACATATAAAGACCCTAACGAAGATGTAGCAGCAATCTATCATTATAAGTATCAGAATCCGAATGGAGTGACTTATGGAGAGGATATAGACAACTTCTATACTATCGACCCTTCTAGAGAAGTCAATCTATCAGGTGGGCCCATTCCTCCTGCAGTGCCTTTTGATGGTTTATGGGTATACCAAGGCATCATAGGGTATTGTTTTACTAAGGATGACCCAAACAGGACATCAGATTCAGTGGTAGATGGTAGTATTATAGGTCCTACTGGTAATGGATTTGATAGAAGTGGTTGGTATGCATATGATGATAACAATACAGGTAGTGGTAGATACTCAGGAAACCCTGCATACAGTTATAACAACTATAGAATGTTTGACCCTGTGCAGTATAGTGCATATAATGGAGCAAATCCAGGTACACCTGGCTTAGGAGGATGGGGAAATGGCACAGATGGAGTAGAAATCCTAGATGCCAACGCTAACTTCGAGTGGTTTTATGGTCTAAGTGGTGCAACGAAGGCTGCGGTACCTCGTTACTTAGGTTTTGAAGACTCTTATGACACACAATTCATGTATTATGTGTATGACACGTCATATCCTTGGAATGGTCCTGTGTTTTCTTGCCAATATGTGCTCAATGATGCTGCTTGTTGTGACGATGATGACAACCCATGCGTCCCTAATCTCTCATTTCACTCACATTTTTACGAAATACGTCAAGATTCATGGCAAACTAACGAAACACGTATCAAAATTAACGACGGAGACGAGGATACTAACGCTTGCTTCTTTGAAATAGACACAAAAACCAAAAGATTACTGTTTAGATACACTTCTAACAACGGAAACTTCTTTGCAAGAGGTCAAAAACTGAATGGATGGGACATAACTGCTGTATATTACTTCGGAGATGAGCTCAAATGTGGTATGATGGAGTTTTCTGGCAACGGAAATGACTTTTCTTACGGTGCACAAATCACTTCTGAGACAGGAGCAACCGCATTAGTGATGGCAGGGCGCGGAATTCCTAATAAAGCTGCCTTTTGTGGGGTGTATGAGTTTCCAAAACGCATATCTTACTACAAAATAGAGCTAGACCCTAACGCTTTGATACCTCATCGCACCCTAGATGAGGCAAAATTGAAGGCAGTAGTGAATAACAAGGGGGAAATTACAAAAATTAAGATAATAAATGGCGGAGTTGGGTATAAAAACCCCTCACTTAAGTTAATAGACCCGCGTGTCATGGATGATTTCTCCGCATCTGACACTTCTAAGTTTGTAAAGAAGCATTCACCGAAGATGAATGCCGATTGGAATAAGGCAATTCCCGCTCCATCGTCAAAAGATGAGAATCAAGACCACATAGAAAACACATATAGCATATTTGATATCAAAGATAGGAAAGCAAAGGGCACAAGTAAGAATAAAGAGAAGGTTGTTTTCAGAGAAGCACAAGTAGAAATCACTAGAGTCGACTCATTAGGGTCTATTAGGTCTATTCGTATCATAGATGGAGGTGCAGGATACAACCAAGCTAACCTACCAGAGGTATTTGTCAATGACCCAGAGCAAATGAAGTTTAAATCTCCTCCTGTAGACGAGGGTGCTACCTCTATTGAGAATATGGGAAGGGAAATGGCAGACGCATTTAACGCTGTGGGTGACTATGTGCCTGATATTGCCTCTGAAGATAGTGATAATAGGACAGGAATCGCAGGGTCATTAACTGAAATAACACAAGGAAAGGAGATAACAGTCCCAGATAGTTACATTCGCGTCGCTGAGGAGTCCCAAGACACCACCAGTCACTGTTTTAACATCAAACAAGACTGTATTAACATAGATGCAAACGCAATAGTTAGTAAAGCAATGCCAGATGAGGAAGCATTCTCTATTGTAAGTCAAATAAACCCAGGTGTTGCTACTTTTGAGAAGCAAGTTATGTCTCAAGTATACCAAACTGCTAAACAGGTAGACACATATAACGCAGATAACTCACATGTGTATGGTGCATTTGGTAAATCTAACTGTATACGGACTGGTCAACCTAAACTATACAACATTAGTAGGTGGTTTGACATGCCTTGCGCATATCTAGATGTAGGTAGTGAGAAAAACTTAACTAATAATCTACCTAATATTGAAAAAGTAAAGAGAGGAGGTAGTAGGACAGCTGCGGATACTGAGAAAGCGTATGGTTATATGCCATATAAGTATTGCGCATCGGAGCAAGAGTCTGCTTCATTCAAAGTATCACTAGAAATTAAGGGTAAGACTATAGGTGCGCAGGGTGAAGCATTCATGAATTTCTTTAAGAAGCAAACTAAACCTGTGTTGATGCCTAGAAGGACAGTGCCTAAGAGTAATGCAAGCGGTAACGCTAAGGTATGGAATTGTAATGATGGCACTGTAGACGGTAGATGCTACCGCAACCCCGCTAACTCTGCAGATATTATCTTTATCCCTATAGGAGGAGATGAGAATACGTATGACTATAACTCCGCAGGAGGATTTAGTGAGGTGCAGCAATTACAACTATGGATGGGTGGTAACCTTAATGGCACATCCAATACTAATTACAACTATGGTTTTGGAAATATCAATTACAACGCACTGAATGTGAATTGCGGCTCATACCCAGGTGCAGAGTGTTGGGATACATATACACGCGGAAGTGGTAACACTACAGGACCGTTAGATGTGTACTCTGGATATAACGCAAGCGGAAACGGAATCGCAGGACAGAGGTGGTGGGAGATAACTGCGTTTGGTCAAACTAATCCTTTCTGTAATCCTCCCTGCGGTGCTCTTGGATTGACATTTGTGAATGATATATCTATTGCGGTTAATCCTCAGCGTGTGGATGAAAACAATAATATGCGTTTAGGACCTTATGATGGTAATATGACTGTAAGGAATTGGTTGTCTGGTAGTACGGTTGCACTAGGAAGAGCGTTGAATAACAACGGTAATCCTTACTTTGATGAGTGTAGTGATACCGTACCTCAAGGACGACCATATACTGCGGGGACTCAGATTCACGAGGAGTTTGATTAATGGCATTTGGATTTCTAAAACCTGTTACGTCATTAAATGGACTCCCCGATAGTGGTCATGGTCTCTGTCTACCCTCTACTGTACACTCAGTGCAGGCATGTGGTAGTCCACCTATACCTTATTCTATAGTAATTAAGAATAAGACGTGTTGGTGGCCACCTCAACCACTGATACCTATCTTCCCCATTACGCCAGATCGCGCAATGGTGTTAGTAAACAGGATTCCTGTTATGGTATTCGGTGATGCATTCACCCCACACATAGCCGTGTGCACAAATATAATCATCTATATGTGTCCATGCGGTAAAGGAGTCTGTCCAATACCAACTCCTATCCCATGTAGTCTGCTAACTATAGAAGACAATGGTGGAATTGGGCACATTAGAGTCTGTAATGCAACAACGCTTACAGTCTTTGCGCACAAACGTCCATTAGCACGGATACTAGACCCTCTAGGAGTTGGAATACCTGGCTGGTCTTATCCATGTTACTCAGTTATTGCATTTGGACACCCAACTGTGTTAGCATCTTAGTAAATTTACCTTAAATTATGGCAACTAAATCAGGAATGATGGGCTCTGTATACAATACAGATGTCAGACCAAAGAAAACTCGTCAAGGACGAGGTCAACATACAAAATATTCAGCAACAAGTAGAAATAAAGCAAGGAAAAGATATCGCGGACAAGGAAAGTGAGTTTTCTAGTCCATAATTTACCTCCAAGAGAGGTTTTTGTGAGAAAGGAGTATCTCTATGACCTAAAAAAGGGTCATGGAGACCTAACTCCTGGGATTTGGATATCAGTTAAGAGCGTAGAAGCGAAAGCTTTGTATTTTGAGACGCTTTTGACTGAGTATGGAGCACTTTTTGACAAATTACCACTAAGTGCATTCGTCTGGAAGACCGATTATGGCGATTTACTGCCTTTAGACACCCTTCAACTGTGGGATTGCTTCGATTACAACATCACAGTCATCGAAAAACCCATTTTAGGTCGCTGCTCCTTCTTCGGAAAGGACAAAAAGATGCATGCGGGTGAATATTTGTTTACTATTGACTCATGTCATAGTGAAAATTCGACTCTAGACACTAATTTTAGTGAATATGACCCAGAGCACAAGTCATTTAACATCATACAACTTGATAATGGTCAATTTGCTGCTCAACCTAACAATAGAATCATCTGGAAAGACATGAGTTTGATACCAGAGAATACTAAAATGCCAGATTTTAATGTTTGTAGTCAAAACTATCGAGTAGAAACATCTGATAAGTGGTCAGTAGGGCATTCTGACGAATGGATGTATAAAACTGATGATGAAAAAAATTCGGAAAACCCGCTAAATAGATAATAGCGATAGTAACCGCCTGTAAAAGTTCTTGTTCATACCCAGGAATAACATGGTGATTAGAGTAGACAAAGCAGAATGGTTTATCGCTGAGGGTAAAACGTTAATTACCGACTACCCAAGTGATAAATATTCCAAAAAAGGATGTAAATGCCGAGTTACAGATTCAGAGCAGAAAAATATGTCAGTAGAGGCTTCAAGGACTTAGCAGTCTCAATGAATGCTAACCCTTCTACTAAAGATTTTGGTGCTGTGAAGAATGAGAGAGCAATTTCTCAATCTGTAAGGAATCTTTTATTGACAACTTTTGGCGAAAGACCTTTCCAACCCGAGATAGGGTCTAGAGTCAAAGGACTTTTGTTTGAACAATGGGATGTCTTTGCTGCGGACTCTATTCGCACAGAGATTTTTAATGTTATGGAAAGACTTGAACCTCGCATTGAAGTGACTGAGGTTAAAGTTGATGATGCATCAGATAATAATGCTATTGAAATATCAATGGACTATATCATCGTTGGACAAGAGTTAGTCCAAAACGTAGAATTCTTATTAGAGAAGACGTAACATGCCTGCTATACCGTCACAATTAACTTCTCTAGACTTCTTTGAGATAAAAGAATCAATCAGGTCTTACCTAAGGACTAGGAAAGAGTTTACTGATTATGATTTTGAAGGTAGTGCTGCCTCATATCTTATTGATATTCTAGCCTATAACACATATTACACTGCATTCAATGCAAACATGTCATTGAATGAGGCGTTTTTAGAATCTGCAACTGTTAGAGATAACATTGTAAGAATTGCTAAACAACTAAACTATACACCTCGCTCAGTCAAAGCACCTAAGGCATGTGTCCATATTAAGGCACAGACTACAACAGGATTAAATGGAATTACATTTCCTGAGTTTTGTGTATTGCATAAAGGGGACGTATTTGTAGCAGACAACGCTCTTGACACATTTACCTTTACATTGACTAGAGATATTCAAGTGCCAGTAGATACAGGCACTGGTATAGCAGACTTCTCTAATGTCATCATCTATCAGGGTAACTTATTATCATATAATTACACAGTTGATTATACTAAGAATCAAGAATACATCGTTCCTGCAGAAAATGTAGATACTGAGTTATTGACTATTGATATATCACCTAATGCTCAGTCAGAAGAGAAAGATACTTACAACCTAGCAGGAAACGTTACATCACTTGATGAAAACTCTCGTGTTTACTATCTTGAAGAAACAGATGACCAAAGATATAAGGCAATCTTTGGTGATGGAGTTATTGGACGTCGTTTGATTGATGGTGAATACATCACTATGAATTATGTTACCACTTATGGTATAGAAGCTAACGGTGCTGACAGATTTGCCTTCATTGGACAGATAACTGACTCCGATGGTCGTGTCATACCTCCACAGAGTATCAAGACAACGACTATGGAGAAGGCTCAGCAAGGTGAAGATGCTGAGTCATCATTGAGTATTAAGTTTAGAGCACCTAGAGCATACTCTACACAAAACCGTGCTGTAACTGAATCTGACTATGAGCACATCGTTACTGAGATATACCCACAGGCAGCGTCTGTAACCGCCTACGGTGGCGAGAAACTAGACCCTCCTGTATATGGTAAGGTTTATGTTGCAATTAGACCAAAAACAGGAAATAAACTGAATGCAGCAACAAAAGTAAAGATTGAAAAGGACTTAAGGAAATTTGCAGTTGCATCTATCCAACCTGAGGTTATTGACCCAACCAGTTTCTACATTATACCAAAAGTTTATGCATATTATGATGGAAATGCTACTTCATTAAGTGGTAGTCAACTTGCTACCAAGATTCTACAGTCAATCGATGAGTTTAACAGGAATGGACAAACTGATAGATTCAATAATCGTATTGAAGGGTCTAAATTTGGTGCAATGGTCGATAATTCTGATACAGCAATCTCTGGTAATGTTACACAGCTTGCACTTGGTCAGAATTTAGACAAATTTGCCTTTGGACAAGTATTCACACAGTGTCTTAACTTCGGAAACCCATTATATGACCCTAGTAGTTACTCAGGAGACTCAGATGGCGTAATGTGTAAACCTAATTTTTCTGTTGTTAAGTCTGGCACATTTTATGCTACAGATTACACCGAAGACTTGGTTAATTTAACAACTGGCACGGTATCTAACGCATCAACCTCTAATGTAGTCTTCTCTACTAACGAAACAACGCAAGTTTTAGTTCCTGTAAACATCAGAGACGATGGAATGGGCAATCTTATGTTGGTTACTACTAGAGATGAGACAGAAGTCATCTTAAACGCTGCTGTAGGGACTGTAGACTATCAAACTGGACAAGTTTGCGTAGGTCCTATCGCTATTCAGCAAACACCTGACGGTACAGAGCAACTTCCAATCTCTGTTATGCCAATGTCTCCTACTATTGAGATTCCCCCAGGTGTAGACCCAACTTTCTTTAACCCATCAGTCAATCCTATCGACTTTACCACTAATACTGTGCCGATTCCATCATTTGACCCTAACAACTTTAGTGGTTATAACTTAGGTGACACAAGTGGTCTAAATATCATTGACTATCCCTCTGATACCTTCACGTATCCTGTAGATACCTCTTGTTTCTAGGTGAAGAATGCAAACAAAGAATATTAACGTATCTGATAGAGTTGAAAATCAACTTCCTGAGTTTATCAGGCAGGAAGATAGGCAACTTGTAAATTTTCTCTTTGAGTATTACAAATCTCAGGAGAAAACAGGACGTCCTTATGACATTCTGAATAATCTGCTAAATTACCTCAATCTTGACAGTTATACTTCAAAAACGTTGTCAAGCTCTACACTATTGCTTGGTGATATTAGCACGATTGATACAAAGATAGAAATTGAGAGTATTGATGGATTTGTCGAGAAGAATGGCTCGATAATGATTGATAATGAGGTTATTTACTACGAGTCTGTGACTCGAGGACCTGATGCCATCATTACCCCAGGTGTATCGTTTCCACAATTCAATAAAAAGAAGCAACAACTAGAAAATCCATTTACTTCGTTTGACGGAGTCCAAACTCAGTTTCCTTTATCATTTTTAGGCACTCCTGTAGCACCTCCTAGTGCAGAGCACCTCATAGTTATCACATATAATGATATGTTGACTCCTGGGGTCGATTATACTGTAAATGGCACAAATATAATTTTTACAAATCCTCCTAGAGCAAGAAGTGGTGCTGATGACTCTGAATTTACTCAAATTACATATTTGGTCGGATATGCAGACCAAAATATAATTACTGTTGATGCTATTCCTTATACAGAGTGGCAAGGCACAAAAAATTACCCATTACGAGTAAATACTGCTCCTTATAACCCAACATCTGATATTGGTCTAATAATTAACAAGAATGGTAGGTTACAAGAGCCATATACTGATTATACTGTTTTTGAGACAACTGTAATCTTCAATAACCCGATTGGTGCTGCAGATGAGATTGATATTAGGTCTGTTGAGTATATTGCTCCTGTTTTTGGTAGTGGTGCTTCTGCTGTTGTTGCTGTAAACGCAAATGGTGAAGTTTCTAGGATTATTCCTAAAACAGGTGGTAGTAAATATCGTTTAGACTTTAATCCTAAAGTAACTATCACTTCTACTAATGGAAGTGGTGCAACTGTTAGGTCTTTGATTGGTGGTATCAAAAATATCAACCTAATTGACGGTGGACAAGGATATACTTCATATAACCCTCCTATTCCTGTTGTAGCAGTACCTACAGACCCTAATGGCACTCCTGCAAAGGTTTCATTGACTGTTGACGATACAACTGGTCAAGTTGACACTATTACTATAGATGATAGTGGAAGTGGGTATGGTTTTATCCCATCTATCACATTTAAAAATCCATCAGGTGCTACAATCAGTCCTTGCACAATCGATAGCGAAGGTAGAGTAAATGTAGATAGTATTACTGTATTAACAATGGGTAGTGGTTATTCTAACCCTCCTACTGTTTATATTGACCCTGCTCCTGCTGATGGTATCAATGCACAGGCACAAGCAAGAATAAACCAAGATGGTCAAGTATATGAGATACAAATAACCAATAGAGGTAGAGGATATGTAACTGTACCTAGAGTTGCTATTATAGACCCTGTTGGTGCACAGGTGCTTGATGTTACTGTTGCATCTGGGTCAGTTACTAACATTGAGATGTTAACAGGTGGTAGTGGTTACAATGATGCACCATCTGTGTATATTGTTGACGATAGAAAAGATGGATTTGGCGAACCTATTGGTGGTACTGGTGCAACTGCTGCAGCAACTATATTCAACGGTGAAATTACTGATATTAACATCACTAACTTTGGTAGTGGATATTCTACAGAGTTTCCCCCTAGAATCTTCATCGCTGCACCTAAAGCAGCAAGAGCATCTCTAGATGTTGGATTTGATGAAGTTACTGGATATGACGTAATAGAGCCTGGTAGTGGGTATTCACCTTCTGCCTTTTTAAACTGCTCTAGAGGCGTTTCTGGTGCTGTTACATACGACAATTATCATAACGAAGTATATGCTAGAGAAGAGCAATTAAGACAGTCTAATCACCCTGCAGGAGCATCGGTTGTTAATTTAGATAGTCTTTTCATAAGAGAAGTATTTGATAAGTTTAGAAGACAATATTTACCTACTTTAGACATTGATTTTTCTAAAGTAAACCCAGTACAAGTCATTAAGAATATTGGTGACTTCTATGTTTCAAAAGGTACAGAATTAGCAACCCAATATCTGTTTAAAATTCTTTTTGGTGAGAATGTATCACTATTCTATCCAAGAGATGAAATTATCTCACCATCCCACGCTACATGGGTTGTAGACACCGTTTTACGTGCTGAGTTGATATCTGGTGACCCTGCTAACCTAATTGACTCTCAAGTAGTCCAATATGCAGATGCTGTTGACTTAAACATCAAACAAGCGAATGCATTGATTGAAAACGTCATTACTATTATTGAAGGTACTGATACAATCTACGAATTAGCAATATCTGAAGAAACCTTAGCTGGTCAATTTAAAATACCTTATAAAACGACTCTAGTTGAGCCTTTATCTACAGATGGTCAAATAATCACGGTTGACTCAACTATTGGGTGGCCTGAGAGAAATGGTACTATATTAATTAACGATGAAGAGCAAGTCCAGTATAAAGAGAAGTCACTTAACCAGTTTATCGAATGTACTCGCAGTAAAAATGGAATAGTCGAAGATTGGGACCCAGGTACGATTGTCCAGTCTGATATCTTTGTATATACTAACTTTGGCACACCTACCGAGTGTAAGATGAGAATTCTCGGTATTGCTGAGGCAGGTACAACAGTACTAAACGATACTGGGTCATATTACATAAAAGGTGATAAATTAAAGGTTGCTAATCTTGGGTCAACTGCTATTGACGAAAGATTGACTTCTTGGTTATATAACGTCAAAAAACTTATTCAAGTTACAGAAATCACCCCAGGTGGTGTTAATAACCAGACTGCAACTGTAGTTTGCGGTAATCCACATGGTTTACTTGTTTCTGACCAAGTTACGATATATGGTGCAAACCCTGTTGTGTATAATGGCACATTTACAGTAACTGCACGTCTAGATGACTTTTCATTCTCTTATCAGTTAAATGTCCCTACTGAAATTATACCTGAGGGAAATATTCTATTATCTGTTGACTTAAACAGAGGTAAGTCAGATGTAACCTCTATTAACAACGTTGTTAGTGAATTCACGACTAATATACAGAATGCCTTCTTCAATGACTCATATGTTTATGTTGCAGCGTCAGGATTACCCAACTACAAGATAGGACCGTTTACTGGGTCTGCCCTAATCCCAGGAAACCAAAGAAAGTTACTAAGATTCCCTAGAGTCGTCCAAACTATATCTGAGCGTCAAGATATCAATGCTAACAGTCCTATAGGTACATGGATAAACGGTGTATCTATCTGGGGTTACAAATCTGGCGATTTTGTGCAATTCGGACCTTTAACTCAGATTACTGTTGATAATGTGGGTGAAGGATACGATGCAGGGTCAAAACCAACTGTAGAAATTACTGGTGGTGGAGGTACAGGTGCTGCAGCAGAAGTAATCGTTAATGGTAGTCTTACATCATTTGATGTTACTGCAGGAGGTAGTGGTTACACAGAATCACCTCTTGTATCGATTGTTGGTGGTAATGGTAGTGGTGCAACTGCACAAGCAGTTATTACTGGTGGTAGAGTTACTAGAATTCTAGTTGAGCAAGGTGGTAGCGGATATACAGCACAACCTAGTGTTTCTATTACAGGTGGCGGAGGTACAGGTGCAGAAGCAAATGCTAATGTTAGAGGTGTTATACAATCTGTTAATATCACTAACTTTGGTACTGGTTACACATCACTTCCTACTGTAAGAGTTAACTCTGGTGAAGGTGCACTAGCACAAGCGATTGTTATCAATGGTAGAATCGTATCTATTGCTATTATTAACTCAGGTAGCGGTTACACAACTGCACCTACTGTTATTATTAACGGAGATGGATTTGGTGCGATTGCACAAGCAACTATAGGTTTAGTTGGTGAAGATAAAGGGCGTGTATTGGGAATTACCATTACAAACAGAGGTATTGGTTATTCACAAGGTAACACAACTATTAGATTAGAAGCAGTTGGTCAACTTGCAGAATTTACCCCAGAAGTCTTTAAGTGGAATAAAAATTTAGAGTATGAATTAGCATCTAGGTATGACAATGCAAAAGGATATGTATTTACTGGATATAACAACCAGTTTGGTGGTGAATATGCACACCTATCTGACCCTAAAGAATTAAGATATGTTGTTGGTGATAACGTATTCTTAAATCCTGTTACACAACAATTCCAAGAATTAGAATCTAATTTCCAACACTCTCCAATTATAGGTTGGGCATTTGATGGTAACCCAATATACGGTCCTTATGGTTACATTGACCCAACTGACCAAAACAGTGGTATTAGAAGATTACGCACATCATACAAATTAAAAGAAAACGTTGTATATGATGAAGCAACTAACCCAAATCCTGCTAGAGTTGACGGACCTCTACTTTCTACTTTCCCTGCAGGTACATTTGTTGCTGATTACTTCTACGACTTCCAGTCTGGTGACTTAGACAACTATAATGGGCGTTTTTGTAAAACACCTGAGTATCCTGATGGCACATATGCATATTTCATTACTATTGACGCATCAGACACTGGTGTGCCAGAATTCCCTTATATCTTAGGACCTCAGTTTAACTCACTTCCTGATAATTGGAATTTCGCTCAAACTGCAACACAAGAGAATATTCCAGACGGTGTTGTAAGATATAGAGACCCATATGTAAATGTTGATATTGATGTTGACCGCCAACCTAACCAAGAGGCAGATGTCCTTACAACTGAGATAGAAGGATATCCTATTATCTTTGAAATACAGGATAGTAATAATGACGGTATTATTGACGCTAATGAGCAACAAGAAATACTTGAGATGTCAGAAGAGGCAACTCTACAAATATATGATTACTTCCCAAGAGTATCTGCAGAATCTAGAGTTGACATTGAAGTTGAGACAACTACACAGTTTGAAGATGCACAGATAGACGGATTTGTTATTGAAAACCCAGGTGAGTCTTATCAGGTCAATGATACTGTATTCTTTGATGATACTGACACTGGTGGATTTGGTGCATCTGCAATTATCGAATCTGTTAAAGGTAATACTGTCATGCAGTATACTAAGGAGATGATTGGTGACCGTCCATATGGTGTTATTACAACTGATATCGGTCATGAGTTACGTGTAGAAGATGAAATTATTGTTAACTCAACACCAGTTATTGATAATACTAATAAACTATTTAAAGTAAAAGTTGTTGCGGGTATTGAGTCATTATCAGTTACACAATCAGGTACAGGATATAATGCTGACATACCTCCTACATTTGAATTGATTACTGCGTCTGGTCAAGATGCTCAGTTACAGATTAATTTACTTAACACTGGTAATGTTAATACTGTTGATATTATAAACTCTGGTAATGGATATGATACTGCTAATCCTCCACAAATCCGTATCTCACATCCTCAGCAATTTAAAAAGACTCGTTACTGGATAGCAGAGTATCTTGAAGCACAGGGTAAAGTTGTTGT